ATTACATTTGAACGCGATGGCACAGTATCGGCAGGGGTTACAACAATGTGCGATAGATGCGAGCAATACGCGCCAAGCAAGAATGGGCAAGACATCAAAGACCATACCGGGCAAGTCATTATGTGGTTTTGCTTTAAGTGCAGATTGCAGGCATACATAAAATGACTGATCCAATATATTACAAATACACATGCCGATTATGTAAAGCTACCTGCCCACACCTTGAGCGAATAGTGGCTAACAATATGCCGCCCAATCTGGTGTGTGTGGAATGTACCTCGTGCGGTGTCATCGGGATTATGATGAAGCCGCAGGTTGAGGCTTGAAAATTGGCTCACTGTGCACTGGTTACGGTGGATTGGACATGGCTGTTGAACGATACTTTGATGCCGGAACTGTTTGGGTGTCAGAGATTGACAAGTATGCAAGCCAACTCATTGATGCTCGAATAAACAAACCAAATCTAGGCAACTTAAAGGTAATTGATTGGGCGAGCGTTGAGCCAATTGATGTGCTAACTGCAGGTTACCCATGCCAACCATTCAGTCATGCGGGCAAAAGACAAGGAGCAAATGATGAAAGACATCTTTGGCCTTACATTAAAACGGCCATTAGCATTTTACGACCAAGATTTGTTGTCTTGGAAAATGTACGAGGCCACTTTGGACTTGGGTTTGGAGATGTGCTTAGCGACCTTACCTACATCGGGTATAACGCACGATGGACTCTTGTTCGAGCTTCCGATGTCGGTGCGCCCCATAGACGAGAGCGACTCTTTATCGTTGCCTACCCCAAAAGTGGCGGGGATGGGCAATGCTCCAAAATCCCCACAAAGGTTTTGGAATATAGAAACGGTGTTGTTGAACATTCCCACACCGACAGCCTCGGATGCGCATTGGTCGGAAACACTAGCGGAAAGGTCCGGAATAAAAGGAAATCACAATTTAAGTTTGACAAGTTGGGCAAGGAAATCTATAACCAAGCAGTACCGCCTGCACTGGATCAAGGTAAATTAAACCCTGTGTTTGTCGAATACATGATGGGCTTACCTAAAGGTTGGGTGACAGATGTCGGTTTATCGCGCACTCAACAACTTAAAATTCTCGGCAATGGTGTCGTACCTCAGCAGGCTTATTACGCATTACAACTATTGCTTGGACAATAGTTACGCACACCCTGTGGATAACTTACTTGACACGCCCAAGGGTACGCCTAAGTTATCCACATCCTTGACACGATGGGTACGCTTCACTCGCAACGCGGAGCCCCGTAGGGTGATAGCTCAAGCGGCAGCGATGATGCTTTGGGGGGTTCTATGTATTCTCCCTATTGGGGCTCATGCACTTGCAGAAAATGTAACTAAATACAAAGAATATGCAGCTACTAAAACTGACTCAATCATTGAACTTTATGCAATGGATGTGCTTTATACAGCTGAGAGTAACTGGCGTGTAAAAGCAGTGAATGGCACTCATTTTGGTATCTGTCAGGGGAAGTCTAAATACTTAAAGACTGCAAACTATAAGCAGCAGATTGATTGGTGCTATCGTTATGCTATTCAGCGTTATGGATCAATGGTTGATGCGCTTTATCACTGGAAGGTATACGGATGGCATTAGGTAACAAACTAAGTGCAAAGAATTACAGCTTATGGCGCAAGGTAAGAGCCAAGGTGATTGCCCGGGATAATGGCATTTGTCAGTACTGCGGTGAGGAAGGCAACGAGGTAGACCATATTTTAAGTCGTAAGCGTGGCGGGGATGATTCATTGGATAATCTATTGTGCTGTTGCCGCTCATGTAACTTGCGCAAGTCCTCGTCCGATTTAAGCGTTTTTTTAGAGCGCGCGCATACCCCCCCTGTTTCTACTTCGCGTACCTCCCCGAGAACCGTCACCAAGGTCCTAACAGGTCCATTTGCGGGGCAACCTAGTCCAAGCCAGTACCTAACATGACCGAGCCAATACCAATCCAAAAGGGGGCTACCCGAAAACCTAAGTTAATGGGGGCCACAAAACCCCGGATTATGAGTCCAGCATTAAAGGGTCATTCATACGGCGATGCCTTTGCAGCATTTTGCAAAAAGTACAACTATGAGCTGATGCCTTGGCAGAAATTTGTAGCTGATGACTTTCTAACCGTAGATGCTGACGGTAACTTCATCCGCAAGACAATCTGCATACTGGTTGCCCGGCAAAACGCCAAAACCACACTTGCTTACTGGCGCATCCTCTTTGGCCTCTTTGAATTGGGCGAACGCAACATTGTGGCAATGTCATCTAACCGGTCAATGGCTTTGGTTACATTTCGGCAGGTTGTTGCAATAATAGAAAATAACGATGAGCTGCGGGATCAAGTAAAATTAAATCGTGGAGTTGTTGGTCGCTTTGCAAATGGCCAAGAAAGTATCGAATTAAAAAATGGTGCTAGTTACAAAGTGGTAGCAGCTACACGCGATGGTGCGCGCGGCCTTTCGGCTGATGTGCTATTTGTGGATGAGCTTCGCGAAATCAGCGAGGAGGCCATGAAAGCTGCAAAGCCTGTAACTAGGGCGCGGCCCAATTCCCAATCCATTTTTACATCAAACGCGGGTGATGCTTACTCGCTAGTGCTTAATGATTTGCGCGAACGCGCATTGTCATACCCTGATAAATCCCTTGGCTGGTATGAGTATTCAGCTCCACAGCATTGCAAGATTGATGACCGCAAAGCATGGGCAATGGCAAACCCCGCGCTAGGCATAACCATTACCGAGGATGTACTAGCTGAGGCAGTTTCTACCGATAGTGTGGAAACCATAAAAACCGAAATGCTTTGCACTTGGGTTTCATCGCTAACTAGCCCTTGGCCTAACATGGCATTTGAGGATTGCGGCGATAAGACCCTGCAAATGGGGCCGGGGCCTCTGACTTACTTTGCATTTGATAAAGCGCAAAATACTCGCACCGCTTCACTGGTCGCAGGTCAATTGCTACCTGATGGACGCATTGGTGTTGGGATATTGCAACAATGGCGCAGTGAGGTTGCAGTAGATGACCTACGCATTGCCGCTGACATTAAAGGTTGGGCCGATAAATACAATCCTGCTGGCATTATGTTTGATCACTATGCCACTCAGTCCATTGCCCAACGCCTAGCTGTAAATGGCTGCAAAATGGAGGATGTGTCGGGCCAACAGTTTTATCAGGCTTGCGGTGATTTGCTCGATGCTATCGTTGCCAAGCGCATTACCCATTCAGGGCAACCCGAGTTTGTAGAGTCTATGAATAATTGCGCGGCCAAAACCAATGAGGGGTCATTCCGCATTATTCGCCGCCAATCAGCAGGTTGCATTGCAGCTGCAATTTCGCTGGCCATGATTGTCCACAAAATGAGCCAACCCGTATCAATTCCACAAATCATGGCGGTATAGACACGCCGCATGTCCGTTTTGCGCCCTATGTCGTTATTGGGTGGTATAGGGCTATTATGCCGTTATGGGTTTATTGTCGCGTTTGCGTGTAGTGCCAGATTCGACTGTTGAAAATCCGCGCATAGCTGCTCAGTATGCGCCACCAGTAATGAATGGCAATTATTACGGATTCAATGATGGATTTAGTTACCAAGATGTAACCATTGATTTAGCAAGTGCAATGAGTGTGCCAAGTGTAATGAAATGCAGAAATTTAATTTGCGGAATTATTGCAGGCATACCATTAGAGCTTTACAAAAAATCAACAGGTGAGGAGTTAGGTTCACCAGTTTGGTTAGAACAACCTGATGAACGCCAACCGCGCGCAGTTACAATGGCGTACACAATCCAAAGTTTAATTTTCAATTCTGTTGCTTATTGGGAGGTCACCGCAGTTTATTCCGATGATGGCAGACCTGCGCGATTTGCATGGGTAGCAAATGAAAGAGTAACTGCTCGTTACAATAAACGGAGCACCGAAATAATTGGTTACATGGTTGATGGTGCAGAAAGACCAATGAACGGCGTTAGTAGTTTAATTACATTTCAATCACTTAATCCGGCAGTCCTCGTTTCCGGTGCGCGCACAATTAGGGCTGCCCTTGATATTCAACGCGCAGCTGCTATTGCTGCGGCAACACCAATTGCAAGTGGTCACATTAAAAATAGCGGTGCAGATTTACCTGAACCAGTAGTGCAAGGATTGTTAGCATCATGGAAAGCCGCAAGATCATCGCGAGCAACTGCATACCTAACAAGCACACTTGATTTTATTCCAACATCATTTTCACCTAAGGACATGATGTACACAGAGGCAATACAGGCACAAAGTACTGAAATTGCGCGTTTAATGAATGTGCCTGCTTACATGTTAAGCAGTGATGCCAATGCAAGCATGACATACCAAAACATTTTAGATGCTCGCAAAGAATTTTTTGCGTACACGCTTGCGCCTTATGTTTGTGCAGTTGAGGATCGGCTTAGCATGAATGACATCACCGCAAATGGCAACATGGTGCGTTTTGCAGTAGATGAAACTTTTTTGCGTGTGGATGCAACAACAAGACTTGCAACAATAGAAAAACTTTTATCGTTGCAATTGATAACACTAGATCAAGCAAAAGAAATGGAAGATTTATCACCGAATGGAGATGCATCGTGAAATTGACATTTAGCAGCGCAATTGAGGCAGCCGATACCGAGCGCAGAATTATTGCAGGTGTGGTTGTACCCTTTGGCGAAATTGGCAATACATCGGTTGGGCCTGTTATGTTTGAGCGCGGGTCAATTGCGATACACGACACAGCTAAGGTGAAACTGCTATTGCAGCACCAGCCAAACGCAATACTTGGCCGCGCTCAATCCTTTAAAACAACGGATCAAGCAATTTATGGTTCATTCAAAATAAGTGCATCAAGTGCCGGACAAGATGCTTTGGTTATGGCAAGCGAGGATTTAATTTCAGGTTTATCAGTAGGTGTGGATGTTCAAAAGTCCGAACCTAAAGATGGCTACCTATTGGTGACTGCTGCAAAATTGCAAGAAGTGTCATTGGTAGAAACACCAGCATTTGAAAATG